GGTGACATTTACATCTGAATTAGATCCTGCCATATTATTCTCCTTATAAAAGGCAGGGGCTATTAAGCCCCCACGCTAATTAAAATTTAGATAATGCCATAAAGATTTATCAATGAGTAATCAGTAGTTACGTTAACAATCATAACTGTACCAATAACTTGTATAACATCTCCTGCAGCTGGACCAACAGCGCCTACGGCTCCTAATGGAACAGCATGATTACCTACAACCAATGTTCCTGAAGTTAACACTGTAGCTGGACCTGAAACAGCAAACCAACCAAAATGACTTGCAGCTATATCAACTACTGTTACACCCATTGTTGCACCTGTTGTTGTAGCGGCCTGTCCAATCAAAGCACTAAGAGGGTCAGCAATAAGAGTGATCCGTGTGTTTGAAGAAGCTACAATAGCTGTTGCTAAATCATCATAAGTAGTAATGATAATAGACGGGTCTGCTGAGTGATCATGTGCTGGGTTAGAACGAATTCTAAGCATCTGACCTTCACCTGCACCATCGTTAACATACAAGTAACCACCTGCATATTGATTAAGGGTGATATCAGTACCTGCTGTTTCAACTGAAATTGCAGTTTCACCAGCAGCTACGTTAGCAGTAGGAGCTAGATCAAAGTGATGAGCTATTGATGCGGCATGAGTTACACACTTACCAGCTGTAACAGCGACTGCAGCTAATTTAGCATATCTGTAAACTGTGTTTCCATAAAGTAATCTACTTCCTAAAGGAAATAATTGAGCTGCCCCTGAAGTAAAAGGGTCTGCTGTAGCAACAAGAGATCCACCTTTACCAACAATAAAGTCAGACGCTGCAAATCCTGCGGCTTCAGTATACTTTAAGTGTCCACCATCTTTAACTAGAAGTTGATCATCTATAGTTACATCACCAGATGTAGTTAAGTTACCACTAGAATCAATGACAAAGTTTTCAGTAAATGTTCCTAAAGTAGAACTTTTTGTTATTTGTTTAAATCCGCCTTCGGACCGGACTGGTCCGTTAAAAGTTGTATTAGCCATGTATGTCTCCTATCTTGGCAAATGTCAGTTACATTGTGTAACTGTTAGGGATAATTCTATTATACATAAAAAAAGGGCAACCCACAAGTTGCCCTTTTAATTATTTTTATTTACGCACCCGGAGATCCGTACATTCCTAATGGATCAGAAACACCAAATGAATATCTCTCACGGGCTTTGTATCTTACATTACCTGTGTTGAAATCTCCATCCATTGCTGTTGACATAGGAGTTCTTACAAACATCTTCATACCGTTAGGAACATCTGTAGTCAAAAAGAAAGCATTTGTATCTGTTAAATAGTGATTAACAGTAAAGCCTTCTGGGATTGACCCATTGTTTCTAAGTGCATTTAAATCGTTGTCTGCAGTTCCTACTCTAAGATCGGATTGCAGAATACGAGTTGCAATAAATTGCAATGCAGGTGGAATGATTAACTTACGAGGTCTAGCTGCAATTAGCAGTCCACGCTCATCAACGAAAGCAGCAATATCAATCACAGCTTGCTCTAATGATGTTTCATTCAAATCAGCACCAGTTGAAGGTCTGTTTGAGTTACTTCCACCTTGTACAGTTGGGTGATCTGTATCGAACAAGAATTCCCCATCTCCACTTGTAAAAGCATCAAAACCAGTATTCAACAAAGAAGCTGCCTTTGTCTGCTTAGTATAAGCCATAGCTCTTGCTAATGCTTTTGTATATCTTGCTGAAAGCGAGTCATACAAATTATCTTCCATTGCTTCTTCAGTAATAGAAAATCCCATTGCAATAGTTTCATGGTTATATCGAGCAGTAAAAGACTCTTGAGCTGTATCGTAAGATATAGCCGCTCCCTCTTGCTTGATTGGTGCTGCACCAAATCCTGACAATTTCACTTCTTCTTCAAAGCTACGCTCTGAATTTTCAACGTCATAGATTTCTGCATGTTCGTTTTCGTATTTTTGGTATTCTAAACCAAATAAGGCGTTTAAACCCGGTAACAACTCTTTAAGGAGTTGAGCTCTTGAAATAGCCATTTAATAATCTCCCTATTAAGCTGCTGATGGGGCAGCGCCAGAAGCGGCACCGATACCAAGTTGATGTCCAGCATTCCATTTACATAACATAATTGGGAAAGCTGTACCATATTCATCACCGTCATAACCGCCTCTCCAATCAACAATTCTGATTGGTAAAGTAGCTGTTGTAGCGGCAGTGCTAATATCAAGTGAAACTCTGGAAATACCTAAAGTTGCATTTGATGTTCCTTGAACTAAAGCTGCGTTAGCGGCTAAGTCATCGTCATTTACAGAACCGTCTGCTTGTATTTCAAACAAAATATTAGGGTCATCCATAACATAGACCATACCGTTAGTATGAGCTGCGCCTGACCAGACCTGTGTAAATTGTGTTTGACCTGTGCTTAGATCTGTATAACGACACCCCATGAAAATTCCAATGGGTGTTGCTGTGGCTGTACCAGTATCTTTTTGGATAGTGGTTGTTGATCCAGCGTCTGTTAATTTAACAGCGTCACCGAAACATATCCTTGTTGATTCAGAACTCAGAATTGGATACTGACGGAACGCACCATTGTACGATCCAGAAAGATTTCCTACTGGTCTTAAACCGAAAGGGGCTGCTATTGTTGACATAATAATGTCTCCCTTATGATTAAAAGTTTAAATTTTAAATATTAACTTTTGCGTGTGCTTTTCTCTGGTTTGAGTACTGGCATACGTGGATCGGATTCTCTAAGAAAGTTATTATCAACTGCGGACATCTGACTGTCAGTCACGCTTCTGAAATGTTCTCTACGAGCATCCATGTTTTCCTTTGAGTTCTTGCAAAGTAGCAATCCCCCAACCTCTACATTACCCTTGAATCTGGAGTCTATATCAGGCATTACCTTAAGTTCAGGATGATCCTCAAACTTAACCGGCTCCCAACCTTCACGAAATTTTGATGATACATTTGTCATATCAGCTTGACCTAAAGATGATGTGCGAATCCAACGGAATTCAAATCCTTCCTGTGGAGTCGGGTCAGGCAAAGCACTAGCTTGTTTCCAAGTTACTTTACGTTCTGATGTGTCTCTTGTATCTTCTGTGCGTGAATCTCTGTTAGCCATTATATTGACTCCTTCAATAGTTGCGCTGCATATTGTTCAGGTGTAACTCCCAGACGTTTAGCGAGTCCTATCTGGGTGGAGGTTAATTGCACTTTGCGTGGTTTTTTTGCACTTCTATTTACTGGGGCAACCACGTTACCAGCTTGACGTTGAGGTGCATCTACCTCGACTTGCTCACCGCCATGCTTGTCTTCAAAATGTTCTGGGAACGCTTTGTTCATAGAATCATTAATTCTTTTATAATATTCTTCTGTATCTAACTTTGGATTAATTCCGGCTCTAACAAGTTTTTCATGCACTCCCATGGCATAACCTGTCATATCTTCGTGGCCTTCTTTTTGGAACCAATCATTATTAGAATCAAGCCAAGTTTTATCTTTGCCAGAAGGTTCTGCTACTTTAGGGCGAGCAGGAGTTGAAGGAAGGACTTCAGGCTCCTCTGCTCTAACTGGAGGTTTGTAATTTTCTACTCTATATTTTTCATTCTGTATGTTGCTTAGTTTTTCTTGAGCTTCTAACAATTTGTCAGAGTCTCCAAGTTCGTAAGCTTCTTTATATTCTTGTTTGGCTCTTGAGAGCTGTGCTTCAACTCTACCTTTTGCCTGCTCAACTAATACTCCTTCACCTTCGTCTAGTGTTTTTCTTAGTTTTTGATTTTCAGACATAAGCTTTGAAGTTGCACTAATAGCTTCTTCTCTTAATCTTGTGGCTTCTTCTTTTTGCCTGCGCTCTTCATGATATTCATACTTGAGCTGCTTAATTCTTTTTTGTACGTCTGTTCCATATTTTGCTACCTCATCGTCATCAGGTATCTTGGACTCTACGTTTTCATCTCTTTTAGGTTTTCTGTCTGCTTCAGGTGTGTCATCAATAATCTCTATCTCTACAGGATCATCTGACATATTAATTTCTTGTTCGATTTTTTCTGCTGAATTTTCCATTATGCCCTCGTATATCCTCTAGGATCATCAACCACAGCTTCCACTGTATCGTCATTGATTAACCTAAATTCTTCACCTTTAAATTTAAACCTAGTTCCAGAATATGATCTGAATATTACAAAATCGCCTTCTTTGCAATAAGAGCCATCAGGAAACTTATCCTTATCTTTATAACAAGAAGGTCCCATGCCTATTACTAAACCGATAATGGATGCAACTTCTTCCATCCCTTTTAGTTTATCTGGTATAATAACACCGCCATCAGTCTTTTCATCTAATTTTGGGATTGCAATTAATAACTTGTAACCTTTAGGTTCAGGTAACTTACGAGTGATTTCTTCATCTAACTCTAGTTTCTTTGCAGAGAGCATCTCTGTTCCTTTGTGCAGTGATTTAGGTTCACAGTTACCTTGCAGACTTTATGCCTGAAAAAATTCTTATTTTAAATATACACAACTATTGACAAATTGGGAAGAGTTAATCTTCAATATATTTTTTTTCATCTTCTTGCAACAGTTCTCTTGCTGACACAAGACCCTCAATTTTTCCGACAAGCCTTTGATATTCCTCGAAATTAGTAGCTCTGCCGGATGCCAGATGGTAAGAGATAACATCTATTTCCTCATTTATCTTTTTTATTAAGTGTGTGTAAATAGTATCGTTTCTACTCATTTGTTAATTCTTTTGCAACTTCTATTGCTATTTTCGTGCCTTCCGTAAGAGCTTGATCTTGCATCTTCTTAGATTGAATCTGAGCGTCTGAATTATTTTTTGCAAGGGTGACACCAAGTCTCGCACCTTCTCTTTTGTTTTCAGACTCCAGTCTTTCGGTTTGATTTTTATCATTGATCATTGCTTTCTGAGCATCAAGCTCTAATCTTGCCATGTCCATTTGTTTTTTATGTTCAAGCTCTTGTTCTTTTATAGCAAGTTCTCTTTGTTGTATTTGAGTTAATGGATCTTGTTGTTGTCTTTGTGCCTCTGCTTGTTGAGCTTCAGCTGTATTTGACTTTAATAATTTTTCTGCTGCCTCTGCAGTAATCCTTGATAATTCTGCTTCAGCATCTTCAGGCAATGGCTTTTCTTCATCAGGCATAGATATACCAAGATTTTTTTCTATCTCTTTTCTGTATTGAAACGCAACGTGTTCTGTTATGTGAGCTGATAAAGCGGCTTGTATTACTGACGCAAAAGGAGATTGCCCAACAATTTCTTTTAATTTTGGATCGTTTGCTGCAGCAAGATGAACTCTAATATGAGCTTCATGGTCTTGATACTTAAATGCCTTTACTGGCTCTTGTTTTAACATTGCCATATTTTCTGTTACAGGGTCAGAAGGCTTTATGTCTTCTGGTAATTTTATTATTGAGCTTGGGTCTTGTATACCAAGAACTTCTAGCATTTGTCTGTGAAGCTTTCCCATGTCATATAACTGAGGAGCTTGTTGAGCTAGTTGAAGAGCGGCTTGATATTGCATCACTCTTTGTGACATGGTTGCTGCATTTGGATCAGAAACAGGAATTACATCTATCCTATCATCAAAATCTTTTGATCTAGAAAAGTCCCCTTCTGTGTCATATGCGTATTGATCGTCCATGTACTCATTAATTATTTTAGCAAGAAGTCTTAATTCTTTTTTTAATGCAGCATGAAGCCTAGCCTGAACTCCAGACATGACTTTCATTGATCTTTCCATTAAAGCTAAAGTTGTTCCGACTGGTGCTTGGGCGTTAATGTCCCCAACCTGTATGTCGGCTACCGATCCTATTCTTCTTCCTTCGTCAACAATGTTTCCGAGTAATTGGTACAATACCGCTGACGGTTCTTTGTAAGGAATAAAAGTAATAGCATCACGGATTGCACCACCCGGGACATCAACGTCACGGAACTCACCCGGCATGAGAGGCGAATCATCACCTTTGATACGAAGCCCCCTAGCTTTAAGGCCAGCTGGCAAATTTGACAACGTACCGGCATCAATAAGCTGTCTGAGAATTGAGGTTGCACTTTTTGCAAGTCCTCCGATGAGGTGTATAAGTCCTGTACCGTAAAAGCCCAACCCGGGGAGATACCTGTAGTGGACGAAATATTGTCTTTTTCTTTTCTTTTTGTCATCTTCGTAATAATTCCTTCTTATGGATAATATCTCTCTTGATGACTTATCTATAGTTACAACGTATGGCCTAGCTATACCGTCCTCTTCTTCAAAAGGTTCTGGCAATTCCATGTCAACATGCATTTCTAAAAGAGTATGCCTATCGTCATCTTCTATTGTAGCTGTTTCTCCATCCAAATCATCATATTTTTCTTGTATATCAGAGTAATCAGGCTCTGGTTCAGGAAGATCTATGTCACGATAGAATCCATTGTTTTGTAATTTTAATATATCATTAGCTGATTTCTTCATAACATGAGTGTATCTTTCACATGTCATAAGATCTGACGCCCCATAGGAAACCACAAAGTCTTCTGCAGGTACAAACATTGCACAAGGTCTTTCCATTATTGGGTCATAATAAACTTTCTTAAAAGCTGAACCTGCAAGAGGCAACTTAAAAAGCATCTGTTCAGTCTCATCTCTGTACTCTGTCATCTCCTCTGTAAGAAGATAATTCATTTCATTCTCAACTCGTTTGGCTTGTTCCGTTTTTTCAACAGACATCTTGCCAAGTATCTTTGTTCTTACAGGCCCTGATGCTGGGTATATCTCTCCCATGGCTTGAGCTTGGAATCTTACGATTGATTCTGTAAGTATTGGATGGAAAACACCAGAAGCTCCAGCCCAAGGCTGCTGTCTTTCTTCAATCTTCATTCCTAAAAGATCTAAGCCCTTAACATAGCTCTTTGCCCATTCACTTCTTGATTGCCTGTCAGAATCAAAGTTTGACATCAATTCACTTGCCATAGATTGCAGATCGCCTTCATCTATTTGATCCGCTAAATTTTCATCAAAGCCTTGATTCATTATATCTTCTACTTCATCTCCAGTAAAATCTATAATCATACCGCCATCTTCTGTTTCAACTGATACAGATTCTGGATTAACTATCTCAATGTCTATTTCTGTGGATTCTATTTCATCCTCATCTCTAATCATTGGTGTCATTGGTTTTTCAATAGCCATGTTTCAATTTTCCCTAATAATACTCGACTGGTCTTCTGTATTTAGGTTCGTCATCCCAGTCATCCATAGTTGTTCTAATCCAACCGCCTTGTCGGAATCTTAACAGCGCTTGCGTAGTCGAGTCAACCAAGTCATCGTGGTCACCCGCTGGAAACGCTGCACATTCTTCTATAACTTCTTCTGCCCATCTTGTTGGTGGATGCCAAACAACACCACTAGCAAACAAATCTGTTACGCCATTAACTCTAGCTATCTTATCTTGTCCACGGCTCGGTGTAAACTCTGTAACTGGGATTCCCATAGCCCTAAGTTCAAAAATCAAAGGTGACCCTGCTGCTTTTGCCTCAACAATCATCTGATCTGGCTCAAATTCCCAGTATTTATCGTATGCCGCACGTTTTAATTCTGGAAATTCTAATTTTTCCTTGTATGCATCAAGTAATATTAAGTTTGGTTGCATAACCCCTTCAAGATTAGGCTCATGAAACACTCCCCAAGTTGTACAAGCACTATAATCCGCTCTTTGCGTTTTTAAGAAGGCTGTGTCCCATGATTGAATTATTGAATCACATGGTGGTAAATCTTTTTTAGTCCACTCCTGCCACCATTCACGCTTTATTAATGCACCTTCTTCCGATGTAGGGTCCTGTTGGTACTGTGCGTTCCATTTTGCCACTGGTAATTCAGCTTTTAGTGCATCTAATTCTTTACCGCTCCAAAATTCCGGCCATAACGGCTTGCCTGATGGCATAATCGCAGGCAACTGTATAACTTCCCACTCATTAGAGCCTTCTCGTTCTGCTGATTTAGTAATAATTTGTCCTGTTAGATCTTTTTTAGACCATCTTGTCATCACAAGTATGATTGCACCACCCGGTTGCAGTCTTTGACGAGGTCCAGATGTGTACCACTCGTAAACTTTATTGTAAACTTCAGGGTTATATTCACCCATTGTAGCTTCTTGCTCTGAATGAGGATCATCAATGATAAGAATGTCAGCACCTTTTCCTGTCACTGCTCCTCCAACACCTATAGCAAAGTAATCTCCACGTTTGTTGGTGTTCCATCTGCCGGCCGCCTTTGAGTCGGTAGATAATTCTATCCCCGGGAACACAGATTGGAAGTCTTCGTTCTGTATTAAATTACGAACCTTTCTACCAAAGCCAACTGAGAGCTCTGCAGTGTGTGCTGTCTGAATAACTTTCTTGTCTGGATACATTCCCAAAAACCATGCAGGAAATAAATAACTGGCAAACTCTGATTTAGTATGACGGGGTGGCATATTGATTATTAATCTTTTTAACTCGCCACGGGCAACACGCTCGAAAGCTTCTGCCATAATCTTATGATGCCTACCAAGTATAAAGCCCGGCCACATAGCATTAACAAAAGGAAGAAACTCTTTTCTAGCTTTCTCTTTTGTTTTAGCTGCCTCTAGTTCTTCTATTAAATCTAATATCTCTTTTTGTTTGTCAGGAGAAAAACTACTTAAATTCTTAGAAGCCGTTTTTAAAATATTTGAAATGTCACTCATTGTCGATGACCTTATCAGCAGGCCGGCTCTCCACGATCTTCTTTGCTAAGTCTATCATCCAAATGCACTCATCTGTATCAACAGAAGAAATTATATGAAGAGACTTGCCACCATCCCCATCATCAGCCCAGCCTATAACTAAAGATTCTTCTATCTCACAATAGTCATCTTCAAGGTCTTCGTAAGAGATATTATCTTTTCTGTAGTCGTCTAACTTTATTACGTTATTTGACAAATGAATTTCCCAACTAGTTATAAAATACTAGTTATAACTAGTAAGTTATACCAGCATAAAAAGAAATATACTAGTTATAACTAGTAGTCAACCCCCTAAGATTCTTTTGGTCTTTTTTTTACAATTTTATATATAAATGGGTAGAGTATTTTTATTTTTTTTAAAAAATACCCCCACCCCTATGTTTTTTACTAGATTTATAATTCTTATGTGCAACATAAACTACAGTGCGTGAC